TGATTGATGCCGTTTTAGAAAAATTAAGCGAGGAAGATGTTAGACCACTTACCGATCAGGTTTTGGTGCAAAGTGCTGCAATAGTTAATTACGTAGTTGAAGCAGTAATCACAGTTTATTCAGGCCCATCTTCAGCAGTCGTTGAAACCGAAGCGCGCGCAGCTCTGGATAAATTTTTATATGAAAGACATGCAATTGGAAAACTCGTGGCGCTATCTGGAATTTATGACGCTCTTCATGTTGACGGCGTAAAAAAAGTTCAGCTTATTCATCCAACATCCGATGTTGTAACAACCGATGAACAAGCGGCATATTGCAACAGCAAAACAATCTCAATCGTAGTTGATGAGTGACGAAAATAATCAATCTTTATTGCCGCCAAACGCGAGTCAATTGCTGAGAGATTTAGAGGAAGTGTTTGGCGATTCTTTTGATCTACCAACGCTAAATCGTTATGTGGCAAACCCTGATCTTGCACCAGCTCATATTTTACCATGGCTTGCTTGGGCGCTATCTGTTGATGACTGGAGCGATAATTGGTCTGAACAAGTTCGGCGTAATGTTATTAAAGCAAGTATCGAGGTTCACAAAAAGAAAGGAACAATCGGCGCACTTAAAAAAGCATTGCAGGCTTTCAATTATAGTAACATCAAAGTTGAGGAATGGTTTGAATATGAAGGCGATCCTTACTTCTTCAGAGTATTTTTTGACATAACCGAACCAGGATTCGACATCAACAAAATCACAGAAATTAAGAAGGTGATCGAGAGTGTAAAAAATGTAAGATCACGCTTAGAAATCCTTAAAGGATATCTGACAACCGAACTAAATTCCCTAAGTATAGGCAGCATCACAATATCAAAAGAAGTCACCTGCATTTATCCACTAACATAAAGAATGACGCAAGAATACTACAGCATTGTAACCAATTCCGGTTTGGCAAAAGAAGCTGCAGCGAATGCACCAGGTGGATCAGCAATAACCTTAACAGAAATGGCGGTTGGTGATGGTAATGGCTCAAGTTACAATCCTTCTGGCAGCCAAACTTCTCTGATTAATGAGGTATTCAGAACGAATCTCACGCATGTTGTTATTGATCAAAACAATTCACATCAGCTCATTGTTGAAGCTGTAATAAACGAAGAAGATGGACCGTTCCATATTCGTGAAGTTGGGATTTTTGATTCGAGTGGTGATCTGTTCGCAATTGGAAAATATCCTGAAACCTTCAAGCCAGCATTAGGAAGTGGATCTGGCAAAAGGCTTTATATCAGAATGATTCTTGGTTTTGCGAATGCTCCGCAAGTAAATCTGATAATATCTGATGACATAAATAACGACCCAAATTTTTCCAGCACAGTTAATAGCGCCTTAGATACAATCAACGATGAAATAGACGGAATTAATGATGATATATCTGCTATCAATAGCAGTATTTCGACTATTAACAGTGGTCTTAGTGCTGCAAATAGCAGCATATCCAGCATTAACACTTCTTTATCAGGAAAGTTAACTAAATCTCAAAATCTTGCTGATTTAACTGATACTACTGCAGCTAGGCAGAATCTTGGTCTTGGGAGTGCTGCAGTAAAAGACACTGGAACTACAAATGGCAAAATTCCTCTAATTGGAAGTGGTGATAAACTTAGTAGCTCTCTTTTAAACGACACTTCGGAATCAACGAAAGGAATAGTTCAACTTGCCAGCCAAACTGAAGTTGATACTGGAACTGATACTGGTAAAGCGGTAACGCCCGCAACATTAAAATCTAGAATCAGCAGCCAAATTAGGTTTAGTAATTATACATCATTAACCATCAACACTGTTTATCAGGCAAGTTACGATGGTTTTGTTCACGGATGGCAAAATAGCAATGGCGGTGACTTCAGGATTCTAACTGGCCCTGATACCTCAACATCAACTATAGTTGGATACGCTGAATTTGATAATTACTGCGGACCAAATGGAGCCTGCGCTCCTATCAAAAAAGGTAATTACTATAAAGTTACTGCAAATGGCGGATCAATCACGGCATTTTTCGTGCCTATTCTCAATAACTAAAAATGGAAAGATATTTAATCTACAAACGAAACGGACTGATTGATAAGTCTGTGGATTTTATCCATGAATCCTGCTTTGGATCGGAAGATGATGAAGAAATTTTACTACAATTTCACAAAGAAGGATTTGAGGCAGAAATAGTTGATCAAGAAACATTTTTTAATCTGGTCAACACAGAAACTGAAGAGGAAGAAATTACGCGACTTAAAAACGCAGCTATTTCATCACGAAAAAACTATCTGACCAATACCGACTGGTATGTAATCAGAGAAACTGATGAGCCAAACTCTTATCCGATAGAAATTAAAAACAAAAGAACTCAGGCACGAGAGGAAATAAACTCGATACAAACAGCCACGACTCTTGAGGATATTCAATCTTTTAACAGCGATTTCAGCTAAATTTTAACAACAAACAAAAAAACTTATGACCGAGCAATTTCTACACGGCGTAGAAGTCATCGAAATAGATGATGGTGCGCGCCCTATACAAACAGTTAAATCTTCAGTAATCGGAATTGTTGGAACAGCTCCAAAAGGACCCGTGAATGTTCCAACACTACTTCTTGGCTCTTTATCAGAAGCGGTAGAAATTTTTGGCTCAGATAAAAGTTTTACGATTCCTGCTGCACTTGATTTAATATTCAAACAAACCGGCGCGATGGTTGTTGTGATCAATGTTGCCGATCCAACTAACTCAGCTCATAAAACCGGCAGCGTTCTTGACCCAACTAAAATCACTTTAAGTGATATCGTTGGTGGCATTGATTCTGGAACCGGAAAATACACAGGAGTTTCAGCTTTGCTTGCCGCAAATTCTGAAGTAAAAGTTCAGCCACGAATTTTGATTGCGCCAGGCTTTACCCATCAAACTCCTTTGGATGAAGATGATGAACCAACTGCAAATCCTGTTGTTGCTGAGTTGTTAACTGTGGCAGAAACTTTAAGAGCGATCATCATTGCTGACTGCCCAAACACCAATAAAACCGATGCCGTTAATTATGCGGGCGATTGGGGTAGCCCAAGAATTTATCCAGTATTTCCGTGGGTAAAAGTTTTAAATACTGCTGATAACACAATCGTTTCAAGACCTTCCTCATCATGTATCGCAGGCTTAATTGCTAAATCAGATAATGAGCGCGGTTTCTGGTGGTCACCATCAAATATGGTGATTAATGGAATTGTTGGAACTTCTAAGCCAGTTGATTTTGCTTTGGGTGATACCAACTGCACTGCGAACTTTCTCAACGAGCATGGGATTGCTACAATCATTCAGCAAGATGGTTTTAGGCTGTGGGGCAACAGAACAGTTTCTTCTGATATCAAATGGATTTTTTTACAAACCAGAAGAACTGCTGACATGATTAATGATTCTCTTCTAAAAGCGCATTTGTGGGCGGTGGATCGCAACATCACTAAAACCTATATCGAAGATGTTCTTGAAGGCGTTAACAATTATCTACGTTACCTAAAGAGCATTCAGGCAATCATTGATGGCAAGGCATTCATTAACCCAGAACTAAACACGCCAGATCAAATTGCGCAAGGCAAAGTCACTTTTGATTTTGACTTCACTCCACCTTATCCGGCAGAGCATATCACCTTCCGTTCAAGAATGACGGATGAATATCTTGTGGAACTTTTCAGTAACTAAAAAGGTAAAAAAATATGATTCCTAAAATTCTAAAAAACTTTAATTTGTTCATTGATGGCCGTGGCTATGTGGGCAAAGTTGAGGAAGTAAATCCGCCAAAATTAAACATCAAAACTGAAGAGTTCCGTGCCGGTGGCATGGACTCTCCGGCAATGATTGATATGGGCATCGAAAAGTTGGAAGGCTCATTTACGCTGCTTGAATTTGATAAAAATGTTTTGAAGCAGTTTGGATTAATTTCTGGAAATGTTGTGTCAGTGACTCTTCGTGGCGCGCTGCAAGATGAAACCAGTGTATCTCCAATCGTTATTAAGCTGCGTGGCATGTATACCGAAATTGACATGGGAAAATTATCAGCGGGCGAAAAAGGAACTCTACAATGCACAATTGCCTGTCGTTATTACTCTCTTGAAATCGATGGAGAACAATTGATTGAAATCGATATCGATAACATGACCAGAAAAATTGGCGGTCAAGACAAGATGGTTGATGTTCGTAAGGCACTCGGAATCTAATTCAAAATCTTAAAAATATGGAAAGCATAATATTAAAATACCCCGTGGATGTTGCTGGGCAATCCTATGATAAACTCAGCATGAGACGCTCAAAAATTAGAGATCGTCTCATTGTAGCAAAAATGAAGAATGTCTCTGACGAAGAAAAAGAAATCAGACTTTTTGCCAATCTTTGCGAGGTTGAACCAAAGGTAATTGAAGAGCTTGATGA